CAATGCGGGTGGTTCAGACTCTCAACAATTATCTATAGACGGTCAAATACTATCTCTTACAAATGGAGGATCAGTAGTAATACCAAGTGGAGGATCTGCAGGAGTAACTTCTATTATAGCTGGAACTGGTATATCAGTAGATCAAGCAACAGGAAATGTAACAGTTTCTTCAACGCTGACAGATACTACTTACGACTTAGCAGCTATAGCAAGTGGAGCAAATATTAACCTTAATTTAAGAGGTTCTGATGCTACAACTGATACGGTTTCAATCGTAGCTGGAACAAACATTACACTTTCAGAAGCAGCAGGAGTAGTTACTATTGATGCAGCAAGTGGAATACCTGCAGGTGACTTAGAAGTTACAGGGGCTTTAGATTTAACAACGGTTTTAGAAGGTGTTATATTTACTGCTTCAGATAGCACAAGATGGAAGCAAACAATATCTCCAACTGGAGTTCCAATATATACACAAGTAGTATAATGGCAACACCTAGAAAGGGAAAAGCTAAAGTCAAAGTAACAGCTAGCGGTAAGAAAGTTAGTTACGGACAAGCAGGACAAGCTAAAGGAGGAGGGCCACGGGTAAAACCTGGCACCTCTAAAGGTGATAGCTATTGTGCTAGAAGCTTAGGTATCAAGAAAAGAGTCTCAGCTAAAAAAAGAAATGATCCTAACACACCAAACAATCTATCTAGAAAACGGTGGAAGTGTTCAGGAGCTAAATCAAGGAAATAATGACTGAAGAAGCAATAACCAAATTAGGATTTGAAAAAGTCCATGCAGAAGAGCCCAACTACTATTACTTTAAGAAAGTTGGCAATATAGAATTTACTACCAATGCACGTAATGAAGTGTTAGATGGATCGTGGTACACGGATCTGTTTGAAAGTGGTATAAGATTTCATAGTTCTACGGAACTTAAAACCGTAATAGACTTGTTGGAATACAATAAAATCTTTTAAAGTCTGCCATAAACTTTTTTTATTTAAACTTTATACATATATTTGTCTAATGTTTAACTTAAAAAATTTATAATGTCAAATCAAAAAACCAATCCTAGCCTAGATCAAAAAGAACCTGAATTAAGTAAGGAAGAACTTGCAGCTAGAAGAGAAGAAATCACCGCATTTTACAAAGACAACATCAAACACTTAGAAATTCAAGCTGAGTATGAAATGCTATTGTCTACTATTGAGAAGGCTAGAGCAGAAAGAATGCAAGCCCAAATGTTTATGTCTCAAGCTTATGCTGACCAGAAAGAAGGTTCAGGTGAAGTAGACTCAGAGGAAGCAACTGCTTTTAAACAAGCAATGGAAAACGCAAGCAAACCTTAAGACTATGTTAATCAAGAAAGGAGATAACAATCTTAACGTAAAGCATTTACAACAAAAGCTTGGTTTAAAAGAAGACGGCATTTTTGGTAGAAATACTGAGAAGGCTGTTATAAGATATCAACTATCTAAGTCCTTAAGAGTCACAGGTATAGTAGATAGTGAAATGTGGGTTTTACTTTTTAATGCTAAGCCAGGTCCTATAGAAGCTATAGATGAAGACACTGATATAGAAGGCCAGTATTTTAGAACTGAATATGATCAGTTAATCCATAAACATTATTTACCTAAAGGAGAATATATTGCTGGACCAATAGAAAATGAATATATGTTCTTGCATCACACAGCAGGATGGCATAATCCATATAACTGTATTGATCATTGGGGTAGAGATAGTAGAGGGCGTGTAGCTACTGAATTTGTATTAGGTGGTAGAAACCATAAAGATGGTTCTGATGAATTTGATGGTGTCATGGTACAAGCATTTCCAGAAGGAGGTTATGGTTGGCATTTAGGTAGGACACAATCAGGATGGATGAACAGACACTCAGTAGGTTTAGAAATTTGTTCTTTTGGTAAGTTGGATAGTAACAAGAAAACTTATATAGGAACAACTCCATGTGAAGAAGAGATAGCAACATTAAAGGAACCATTTAAAGGAAGTCTATATTATCATAAGTATTCAGATAAACAAATCAAAGAAACTGAAAAGTGGATTAGGTATGTAGGAGAAAGAGATGGTATAGATGTAAGAATAGGTTTGAAACAATTTATTCAAAAACATGGACCCATTAAAGGTTTTGGATTTCAAATGGATGCTACTCTAGGAAATGTAAAAGGATTATTAACTCATACTAATGTTAGGACAGATAAATCTGATTGTTACCCAGACCCTAACTTTGTAGATATGATTTTAAGTTTATAGATATGGCAATAGTAAATAAAGTTGATATAAAAATGAAAGTTGATATTAATGTTTCAATAAAGTATCAAATAGTTACATATTGTTTCTTTAATGATACATTAATAAGTAATTCTGATTTAGAGTTTTTAACTGTATTAGCTAAAAATCCTCAAATAGAAATATCTAAATTTTGTATTATGCTAACAGAACTAAATATATTTAAAAGTTCTCAGTCAGCTAGAAATGCAATTTCTAAAGCAGAAAAGAAAAACTTAGTTACTAAAACTGGTAATAATAAAAAGACTATAGTATTAAACAATGCTATAAATGTTCAAAAGGATGGGTTAGTATTATTAGACTATAAAATTTTAGGAAGTGAATCCAAAGAAGCATAGAGAGTTTAAAGATGGTATAGCAGAAGAAGTAGGAGTACATCAACAAGTAGTGGATGATTTTATTACTTTTTATTATGCTAAGATCAGAAGTAAACTTTCTCACTTGGACTTCCCAAGAATTAATGTAGAAGGTTTAGGTATGTTTGAATTAAGAAAAGGTAAACTTGAAACAGCAATAAAAAAGAACAAAAGTATGTTGGGCAATATAGCTAAAAGAACATATAATGGTTATGCTAAAAGTGAAGGTATATCTGAAAACATAAGAGAAATGAGTAATGCTCTTGAACAAATTGAGAAAGACAGATTAAATAGAATAACATTTAAAAAAAACAAGAATGAGTAAACCTTGGTCTAAATATTTACAAGCATTTAAAAATGCTGATCAAATTGCTAATGGGATAAAAAACAAACTGTTTAAAAAAGCACACATTGAAGCTATATTTACAGATAGGTGGCAGATATGTGCAGGATGTTCTTTATTAGATCTTGATGGCAAAAGTTGTTTGGCTCCTGGAACACAACCATGTTGCTCTGATTGTGGATGCAGTTTAGAATTTAAACTAAGATCATTATCTTCAGAATGCCCTAAAGGTCACTGGCATAAGATAACAACTGAAGAAGAAGAAGAATTAATAACCAAACAAATTGAAGCTAATGGTACAAATTAATTATATAGTTAACAATATAACAACTAGTATTACAACTGGTCAAGAAGGACAATGGTGGTATACTACAATATCTTAAATTATGGCAATATCATTTAAAGAAGAAGGTCACATTTATGAAAGTAATGACCAAGATCAAATTAATTGGACTAGTGTAACATCCTTTATAGGTATGTTTAAACCAAAGTTTGATAGAAAAGGTCAAGCTAAAAAATCTTCTAAAAATAAAAGATCTAAATGGTATGGTATGACTGAAAAAGAAATACTAAATGCTTGGGATAATGAAACACAAAGAGCAATCAAGCTAGGTAACTGGTATCATGATCAACGTGAAGCAGATATGTTAGACTTTAAAACTATTGAAAGAAATGGTGTTGAGGTTCCAATTATAAAACCTTTAATAACTGAAAAAGGTGTTAAGCTTGCTCCAGAACAAAAGCTTAGTGAAGGTGTATATCCAGAACACATGGTGTATCTTAAATCAGTAAAGCTTTGTGGTCAAGCAGATTTAGTTGAAGTAGTTAATGGGCAAATTAACATTCATGATTACAAAACAAATAAAGAAATAAAAGATAAAGGGTTTACTAATTGGGAAGGTATAACTAATAAACTTTATAAGCCGGTTAATCATTTAGATGATTGTAATCTTAAACATTATAACCTACAACTCAGTATTTATGCGTATATTATTAAGAAGCATAACCCCAAATTAAAAATTGGTAAACTGACAATACAACATGTAAAGTTTGAAACAGTAGGTGAAGATAGTAATGGTTATCCTATTAGTAAAATACTTAACGGTGAACCAGTTTTACAGGAAGTAAAGATTTATGAACTCCCATATCTAAGAGATGAAGTTAGTTCTCTGATGACTTGGCTAAAAGATAAAAAATAATGGCAACAGTAGTAACTTTAGTACAAGTACAAATAGCAAATAATTCTACAAATTCAGAACAATATATAGTTGAAGGTTCAGGTACAACAATTTCACTAAATAGAGAAAACATTATTGGTGTGACAGATTACTGGGATTTCTTATGTAGAAATGTAGAAACAGGAGCTCCTACTCCAAGATACTTAAATGCTAGGCTTGTATACTTATCAACATCTGTGTTACCAGCTTTAGTTGTAAGTAATAGTAAATCATCAATTGCAGAATTAATAGCACAAAACCCACCAATATGATAGTTAGATTATTTGATATACAAAACAGTAAAGTAATTCCATCAGAGCATTGCTATGCGTTACCATTTTTAAAATCAATAATGACTGAGTATCCTGATACTTATATGCAAGTTTATCAATATGTTTTTTACATGAGCTGTCCTAATCCTGATCTTAATCCATTTTTTAATCTTCCTGAACATGAGAAAGAAGATATTATTATTGAGGAAGTAGCATTAGAAGAGTCACCTGAAGATAACAAAATTAGATATGCATTAGACATGTGTAAGAAAATGTATGAGACACCTACATACAGAGCATATGTGGGTATTAAATCTATGCTTGATAGATTGGCAAAGTATATGGAAGTTACTGCAATAGAACACGGGAGAGACGGTAATATAAACTCTATGGTTAATGCAGCAGCAAAATTTGAGCAGATAAGACAATCATACAAGGGTGCTTTTACTGACATGCAAAATGAACAAGAAAGTTCAGTGCGTGGTGGAGCAGGTCTTGCTTATGATCAAGTTTAATGAGTAGTAAAGATTCCTCTTGGCATTTTTGCTATTGGGATGAACCAACATTTAATAATCATAAACCAAAAATAAAAGAAAATGGCACAACAAGTAATTCCAGTAGGAAAAAAGATTCTGATAAAACAAAAAAAAGCAGCAACAAAAACTAAATCTGGTTTATATCTACCTGAAGTAGCACAAAAGAAAGAGTATAAGGGCACTGTAGTAGGAATAGGTCAATCAGTTGAAGAAATAAACATTGGAGATGTTGTTCAATATACAGAACATTGTTTACCAACTAGAATGCAACATGAAGGGGAAGAACATTTACTCATTCAAGAAGGAGATGTATTTGCAATACTGTTTGATGTAGCGGATGTATAAAGTAGTTCCTACATATAACAATGGAATTTGGGAAACTACTGAGTTTATAACTAAAGAAGATTTTATAGACTATATACTCAGTATATTTAGTGAACCAGGAGAGTATGGTTTTACTAAAGTAACTATAATGTTTAATGATGAAGCAAAAGCATTTAATAAACAAGGATTCTATTGTAATAAACCATTTAGATCAAAAGATTTTACTAACTATTGGGAAGATCAAAAGACTAAGTGTAGAGAAGGTGTAATATATAAAGATGGTAGTAAAAGTTTCTTTCTTACAAGAGACTATTATATGTGGTTAAACTTTTTACCAATCTTTGATAAAGAAGAAAAAAAGTATGGTTTTGCTAAGGTAAGAGATGCTCAATATCACATGGCACTTTATGAGTTACTAGCTGAACTAAACAATAAACATTCTGCAATACTTAAAAAACGTCAGATAGCTTCTTCATATTTTCATATGGGTAAAATTATTAATACCTATTGGTTTGAAGAAGGAAGTATATGTAAAATTGGAGCATCATTAAAAGATTTTATTAATGATAAAGGATCATGGAAGTTTTTAGATGAATATAAAACTTTCCTTAATGAACATACTGCTTGGTATAGACCAAGTAACCCAGAAAAGGTTTTACTATGGCAACAACAAATTGAAGTTAAAATAGATAACAGAAAAACAGCAAGAGGTCTTAAATCTAAAATACAAGGGGGTTCTTTTGAGAAGAATGCTACAACAGGGGTAGGGGGTCCATGTACATATTTCTTTCATGAGGAAGCAGGTATTGCTCCAAAGATGTCAGACACATATGAATACTTACGTCCTGCAATGTCTTCAGGTATGATGACTACAGGTATGTTTATTGCTGCAGGATCAGTGGGAGATTTACAACAATGTAATCCATTGAAAGAAATGATCTTAAATCCTAAAGCAAATGATATATATGCTGTGGAAACTAATCTTATGGATGCAGATGGTACAATAGGTATGGCAGGATTATTTATTCCTGAACAACATTCTATGCCACCTTTTATTGATGAGTTTGGTAATTCAAAAGTAGAAGAAGCAGTAGAAGCAATTATACAAGAAAGAGCTGGCTGGAAAAATGAATTGAATGGGGAACAATTTCAATTAAGAATTTCTCAGAAACCAATGAATATTGCTGAAGCATTTGCATATAGAAAAGCTTCTATATTTCCACAAGGAATATTAACCAGACAACAAAAAAGAATAGAAGAAAAAGAATACCCGTATGAACTACTAGAATTAGATAGAGATGAAAAAGGTATTTTTGCAAAAAGAACTAATAAGTTACCTATAACTAAATTTCCTGTTGACAAAAAACAACAAGATAAAACAGGTACAATTGTTGTATGGGAAAGACCAATAAAGAATCCAGAGTTTGGAGCATACTACGCTTCTATTGATCCAGTATCAGAAGGTAAAACAACAACGTCAGATTCATTATGTAGTATATTTGTGTATAAAAATGCAACAGAAGTTACTAGAACTACTGCAGCAGGAGATGTAGAACAATTCTTAGAAAAAGATAAAGTTGTTGCAGCATGGTGTGGAAGATTTGATGACATCAATAAAACACATGAAAGGTTAGAATTAATTATAGAATGGTTTAATGCTTGGACAATAGTAGAGAACAACATTTCTTTATTTATTCAACATATGATTGCTAGAAAAAAACAAAGATATCTAGTACCTAAACAACAAATATTATTCTTAAAAGATCTTGGATCTAATAGAACTGTATATCAAGAATATGGATGGAAGAATACAGGTACATTATTTAAAAGCCATTTGATTTCTTATGCAATAGAATTCTTAAGAGAGGTTATTGATGAGGAAACTGATATCAATGGTGTTGTAACAAATCAAACTTTAGGTGTATCAAGAGTACCAGATCCAATGTTAATAAAAGAAATGTTAGCATATTATCCTGGGCTAAATGTGGATAGGTTAGTAGCATTTGGGGCATTGGTTGCATTTGTTAAAATACAGCAGTCAAACAGAGGATATTCAAAAAGACGTGAATCAGAGGGTAAATCTTTGGTAAATTCAGAAAAAATTGGTAAATTAAAGTATAGTCCGTTCAAAAATCTTGGCCGTTCCAATACATCTAATAGTAATAGACCTAAAAGGTCCGGTTTTAAAAATTATAAATAGACATAACTAAACAAATTCAGAATGAGAGTATTAAATGCAATGCAGTTAAAGAAAGGAGCTAAGGCTGAAGGAGGTCCTACATATTCTAGTTTAACTCAGCCAATACAGTTTTTACCTACTTCAGAAAAAACTGATGATTGGGCAGCATGGAATTTAGATTGGTTAGAATTACAAGGTGTTGAGTTTTTAAAAACCAATGCACGTAGACTATTAAAAAATTATAAACTTGCTAAAGGTATAATTGACAAATCAGATTATATTGTTGAAGAGGATAATGACTATACAGAATTAATGGATGTTTTAACAAAGGAGAATGATTCTGCGTTAGAACTTAAATTTTATCCAATTGTACCTAACGTCATAAATGTATTAAGTGGAGAATTTTCTAAAAGGTATAACAAAGTACAATTTAGAGCAGTAGATGACAAGTCTTATAATGAAATGCTTGAGCAAAAGAAAGCTGAGATAGAAGAAACATTATTGGGTGAAGCAGAAAGGGAGATGATGCAAAGGATGATAGAGATGGGTATGGACCCTGAATCTAAAGAAGCAAAGGAACAGTTATCCCCTGATAATTTAAAAACCCTTCCTGAAATAGAAGACTACTTTAGTAAATCTTATAGAAGTAGTATTGAGGAATGGGCAACTCACCAATTAAATGTGGATGAGGAAAGATTCAAAATGCATGAATTAGAGGAAAGAGGTTTTAGAGACATGCTTATTGCAGATAGAGAGTTTTGGCATTTTAGAATGTTAGAAGATGACTATGATGTAGAGTTATGGAATCCAGTATTAACTTTCTATCAGAAGTCTCCAGACCAAAGATATATTTCTGATTCAAACTATGTTGGTAAAGTAGATCTAATGACTGTATCAGATGTAGTAGACATGTATGGTTATTTGATGGATGAAAAACAATTATCATCACTACAAAGAATATATCCAGCACGTTCTGCACAGTATCAAGTAAATGGTTACCAAAATGATGGTGCTTATTATGATGCAACAAGATCACATGAATGGAATACTAATGCGCCAGGTTTAGCTTATAGACAATATGCAAGTAATTATGGAGCTGATCCTGCAGCAGGTGGAGATATACTTTCTCAAATACTTTCTCAAAGTGAAGATTTAGAACAATGGGGAGATTCTAATTTATTAAGAGTATCTACTATATATTGGAAAACTCAAAGGAAAGTAGGTCACTTGACTAAAATTGAATTTGATGGAGAAGTTACTCAGGAAATAATTGATGAATCATTTAAGATAACTGAGAAAGCTGTTTATGATACTTCAATTTTTAAGAACAAATCTAAAGATACATTATTACAAGGAGAACATATTGAATGGATATGGATTAATGAAACATGGGGTGGAGTTAAAGTAGGACCTAATGTTCCTGCTATGTGGCAAACAACTATGGATGATAATGTTAATCCTATATACTTAGGTATTAATAGAAATAAACCAGGAAGGTTACCATTTCAATTTAAAGGAGAAAATTCTTTATACGGATGTAAGTTACCAGTTGAGGGAAGAGTATTCTCAGATAGAAATACTAGATCTACATCACTTGTAGATTTAATGAAAGCTTATCAAGTTGGTTATAACATGGTGAATAATCAGATTGCTGATATCCTTATTGATGAATTAGGTACAGTAATTATGTTTGATCAAAATGCATTACCACGTCACTCAATGGGTGAAGACTGGGGTAAGAACAATTATGCTAAAGCATATACAGCTATGAAAGACTTTTCAATGCTGCCATTAGATACATCAATAACCAATACTGAAAATGCTACTAACTTTAATCACTATCAAACTCTTAACATGGAGCAGACTAGTAGATTGATGAGTAGAATTCAATTAGCTAATTACTTTAAACAACAATGTTTTGACTCAATAGGTATTAATCCACAACGTTTAGGTGGAGCTGTATCTGCAGAGACTGCAACAGGTGTTGTAAATGCAATGCAGCAATCATATGCTCAAACAGAAATTTATTTTGTACAACACTCAGATCATTTAATGCCAAGAGTTCATCAAATGAGAACTGATCTTGCACAATTTTATAATAGTACTAATCCAAGTGTTAGATTGTCTTACATCTCTACAGAGGCTCAGAAGGTTAATTTTACTATAAATGGTACTGATCTATTACTTAGAGATTTTAATGTATTTGCAACTACTAAAACTAACCACAGGGCTATACTTGAACAACTAAAGCAAATGGCATTAACTAACAATACAACTGGAGCATCAATATTTGAGCTTGGTAATATTGTTAAAGCTGATTCTATATCAGAAGTAACTGATATCTTAAAAGATTCTGAAGTAAGAGTTGAACAACAAAGAGCTCAAGATATGCAGCAACAACGTCAAATGCAAGAACAGCAACTTCAAGCTAAAGCTCAAGAAGATCAGCAGAAACTTCAAGTTGAAATGCAAGAAAATGAAAAGGACAGACAAAACAATATTGTTCTAGCTGAAATCAAATCTGCAGGTTATGGGTCAATGGTAGATATTAATGAAAACAAAGTATCTGATTATCAAGATGCTATGAAGGATATTAGAGAGACTACCAGGTTCCAAGAACAGACAAATTTAAAGCGTGATGAAATGGCTCAGAAAGGATCAATGGAATCTGAAAGACTTAAAGTTGAAAGAGAGAAAATTGCTGCTACAAAAGATGTTGCATCTAAAGATTTACAGATAGCTAAAGTTAATAAAAACAAATATGATGCTCCTAATTCTAAAAAATCTGATAAGAAATAAAGTACGTTAGCTATATACTGCAATAAACTTTAAATTATTACAAATATTATAAGTTTAATATGTTGTAACTAAGAAATACTTTTATTATATTGTATATATAAGTACTAAATATTAAAACCAACAATATTATGAACAACAATGAGACTACTATGAAAAGTAACGTAGAGACCTTAGATGTAAATCTAGATGAAATATTCAATGGCGCACCAAGCGGCAGTGATATTACGTTACCAGAAGATGCTCCAGCAAAACAAAACATTTTGTCTGGGCTAAACAAAAAAGCTGATTTTTCATTTGCTGATGCAGATGATGATGGAGTAGATGACTTAACTAAAAAAGAATCTGCAGAAACTGAATCAACTACAGAAGATTTGCTAGAAGATGTACTACCAGAACCTAATGAGGCACTAAAAGATGCCGCAGAATCAGCTGATGATATTTTAGATGCATTAGATGATGAAAGTGATGAGGATGTAGAAAAGAAAGAAACTAGAGGTAGAAAGTCTATCAATGGTATTTCTGATGTATTTAGTAAGCTTATCAAAGCAGATAAGATTGTACCATTTGATGACGGTAAAGAGTTAGATGATTACAGTGCTAAAGATTGGGAAGAATTAATTGAAGCTAACTTAGAAGAAAAAGCTAATCAAGTAAGACGTGAAACTCCTAAACAATTCTTTGCAAGTTTACCACAAGAATTACAAGTTGCAGCTAGGTATGTTGCAGATGGAGGTACAGATATCAAAGGATTATTTAATACTTTAGGTCAAGTTGAAGAAACTAAAGCACTTAATATTAAATCTGAAAATGATCAAGAAACAATTATTAAAGAATATTTAGGTGCTACTGGATATGGTTCATCAGAAGAAATTGCTGAAGAAATTGAAATCTGGAAAGACTTAGGAAAGCTTGAAAAACAAGCATCTAAGTTTAAGCCTAAGTTAGATAAGATGCAAGAAAAGATTGTACTTAAGAAACTTGAAGAGCAAGACTTAAAGAAAAAACAACAAGATCAAGCATCTAAACAATATATGTCAAATGTATATGAAACTCTTAAAGAAGGAAGTTTAGGAGACATTAAAGTTGACAGGAAAACACAAGCAATGTTGTATAATGGTTTAGTTCAACCTACCTACCCATCAGTAAGTGGAAAGAACACAAACTTGTTAGGACATCTTTTAGAAAAGTATCAGTTTGTTGAACCAAACTATACATTAATTTCTGAAGCATTATGGTTATTGCAAGATCCAGCTGGATATAAAGCAAAAATCATGGATAAAGGAGCACAGAAAAGCGTTGAGTCTACAGTTAGAAAACTAAAGACTGCATCAGCTAGTACTGGATCAGCTTCTTTAGGTGTACAGGAACGTGAAACAACTAAAAGAAAACCAGCAGGTAAGAAGTTACAAAGAACTAACAACATTTTTAAAAGAATTTAAATAGAGAATTTAAATATAAACAATAATTATTAACAAAAACAAAGTAAAATTATGGCAACTCCAGTATTAAATAATGGAATTTTCCTACGAGATACAAGCTACAAAGCTAGTTCTCATGTTGATTCTTATCACCTAACCCAAATGCTTGGTAACGCTGAGCCTATGGATATGGGACCAGTTGATTTATGGGCAATGACCCAAAAGGTAGAAATGCCTTTATATCAAATGGCTTCATTCGGTGGAAAGAATACAATCATGGTGGACAATGCACGTGGTGAGTACAAATGGCAAACTCCAATTGCACAAGACCTTCCTTATATCGTTGCAGATATTGAGGCAGCAAATGCAACAAAAGGTGTAGATGGTACTACATTCAAAATTAAAATTTCCAAAAGAACATTTGGTCATGGTGATATCATCACTTATGACAAGTACAATGGATTAGAACTTTACATCACGGCTGATGATATTATCCCAGCAGGTGACGGTTTTATCTATACTGTTCAATTGGTAAACAACAACAACGCAGCTAGCTTAGATAATAAGTATTTAGCTAAAGGTACAAAGTTCTTCAGAAAAGGTTCTGCAAGAGGTGAGTATGGTGAGCGTTTTTCTGACATTGAAACAGGATCTGGTTTCCGTGAATTCTACAACTTTGTAGGTGGAGCAGAAGCACATGTACATTATTCTATTTCTAGCCGTGCTGATCTTATGATCAAAGGTGGTTTGAATGCTGATGGTACTGTACCAGTAACTGAGATTTGGAGAAACTTTAACACAGATCCTAACAATCCATCAGTACCTAGTATTGAAGGACTTGTAGCAAACATGGGTAAATCAGGAGCTAGAGAAGCATTTGAAAATGGAACTCTTACAAGAACTTTCATTACAAATATGGAAGCTGCTCACTTATCTAAGATTGCAACGGATATTGAAACTTACCTAATGTGGGGTAAAGGTGGTAGAATTAAGCAAGATGGACCAGATGATATTAGATTATCTGTAGGTTTATGGGCACAGTTAGATAACTCTTTCAAGAGAGTATATAACAAGTCTTCATTTACTCTTGACATGTTTAAGTCTGAACTTTATAACTTCTA